GTTTCCTTGTTGTTGAATGTCTCTGTATTACGGTCGAAGGCTAAACATTCCATAGGAATATTTTTACCGTTCTCGCCCTTAATCCAATAAACATATCTTGGTAGTATATCTCCTACAAGTCTGAAGATATTATCTCCTTCTTTGTATGTATACTGGTCTATTGAGGATTTTTTAGCACTCCCCTGTGCTTGATTAAATTTTAATGCCATCTTATGTTCTCCATTTAGCGTTATCTTCAAATAGAAAGTGTACTAGACCATTCTCTACTCGAAGCAATCTGTTGCGATATACTATCGTTGTCGTAACAGGTAAGTGTATCAACTCTAGTGTTGACTCACCTGTTTGTTTGTAATTAAAATAATTTCGGTAAGAGGCTATTGCAATATATTCTGCAGCCTCTTTATTACTATAATTCTTTCTTTCAGCGAGCAGTTGCCTAGGATTTAGTAAGAAACTATGTCCTACAAAACTTTTACCGAAGTATTTATAAGTCTTGTCTTTCCTGCTAGCTGGAATTCTTTTATAAGTTAATAAATGAACTATAGTGAGTATTGAAGTGGAATCTCCATTGGTCTCACTATTTATCTTTTCCCAATTATATTTTATCATATATTATAACAATTTTTGAAACCCATGTCAAGTAGTATTTTTCGGAGGTCCTTATAAGCTTGATATTTCATACCCCTGCTTGAGGTAGTATCCTAGTCTAAGACTAGCCTGCCTCTTTGCGGTTTTTCCTATTAAATTAATGTCTACTACTATGGGTTGTTGTTTGCCCTCATAATCTCTTATTATTCTTCCAATGAGCTGTGTAAGTAACGGCTCGTTATTTACTGGTGTTGCGAGTATCAAACAGCTTAGAATGTTTAAGGATATACCCTCAGAGAATATAGACTGTGTCCCGTACAGGACGTCTTTATCTTCAAAAATCTGTGCTATTATGTCTGCTCTATCTTCGTGATGGACTTTGCCCGTCACACAAACTGCGTTACTACCAGTGAGTTCCGCGCAGTTCCTGAGGAAGTCTACTCTATCAGATACCACTAACACTTTGTGACCTTTGGCAGCATATGATGCCGCCGCCATTGCCACAGAATGTTGGTATTCTGGGTTGTATGCTAACTCATTAATTCTATTCGCCCAAGGTATATTATTCCCGTCCATAAAGCGTATATCTATCGGTAAGATATGCACTTTAGGCATCATAAAGTTTTCCTTCGGTGGTTTCATTACATTGTTTCCAAAGTAGTCGCGGAAGACAACGTGTCGCCCGTCCTTACGTTGTAATGTCCCTGTCAATCCAATCTTATGTCTAGCACAATTTTTATCTACTATTCTAGAAAATGACCTAGCACTCACGTGATGCATTTCATCTAGTATGAGAGTGCCAAACTCTTGTCTTATCTCGGGAATCTTCCTATACAAACTTTGTATATTCCCAATTACGACTGGACTATCTATTTCAAATTTACCACTGCCTATAATTCCAGGCGTGATACCAAAAACCTTCTTTACTTCGTCTTCCCACTGCTTTCTTAGAGCTAAAGTATGGGTTATTACTAGGGTTTTCTGACCTAGCTTCGCAGCTATAGCAAGACCTGTAAATGTCTTACCCCAACTTACCCAAGCGTTAATAATGCCGCCGTCTCCAATCTCGTCATATACTAACTGCTGGCTCGGTCTTAATGTCATATTAAACTCGGGGAAGTCTACTGGTACTAGTGTTCTCTTATCTAGAACCTCGTGGTCTGTCGGGATTAGGTCTATTCTGCCCACCGGTATAGCTACTAGTCCCTGTCTTATCAATGCCATATTTTTTATAATGAGTGGTGGGTCACCGAACTTAAACGTGGGTATGGCATACGTAAGCTCGTCGTCAATCTTTTTTTGTTGAGCAGGTAGTACTTCTAAATATATTCTGTCACTAATAACTGCTTTCATAACTTCCTCTAAATTCCTACAATGATATTATACATTATAAGGTATACACATATTAAATTTGATACTACTATAAAAGTGCGTATAACCGCTATAGTATTTTCATTGGCAGCATCATATCCATCTTCTTCGTCGAAGCTACCCAAAGCATGTTTCCATACTTCCCATTTTGTTTTCATATCTTTCTCCAAGAATTCTTTTTCTTCTTGGTACTAGTATCATATAGTAGCCAAGGAGCGCCGTCTCTGTAGAGCATTCCTGCCCATGTTTCACTACTTGCCAGAGGTCTGTCGATATCAAAAGGGTAGGGACAATCTTTTATCCATAGGACACTTGTTACAATTCTTTGGTCTACTCTTACTATCTTATGATACTTTAGTTCTGCTTTTGTGCTTTTAATTTTTCTAAAGAAACGACCCGTAGTATCGATATAGTACTTACCTTGATGGTCAAGTAATGCTCTAATACTTTTAATCATTGACTTTAGAGGGTATATGCTTTTCATAGGAGTTTGTAGTCTCCTCATGCCAAGCGTTCTTCCTTTCATATTAGTATCATCTAATATTTTGTTTTCTATCCACAGTAATCCATCTACAAACATTATATCGTCTGTATGTAATACAAAGATAGGGAATTCTATTTTATCATAAATCATACTTGGCTTCAAACTTCCCAAAGGAATAGTCATCACCAACATCAAAGTCACAACCTACGGGAGTTCCTGGGATACTAAATCCTCTGTCTTGTTGTATGAACTCTTGTAGCTTTTCTGAGTATGCTTCTACTTCTGATTCTGGTACTTCTGCTAAAATTGAGTCATGTACTAGAGCAAAGATTCTTGCTTTCATACCAGTACTCTTGACGAAAGCATTCATGTCAATAGCACCCAGTAAGTTTATATCAGAGGCTACAGATTGAACTAAGAAGTTCATACCCGATCTAACCTCATGACTTTGTATTCCTTGATTGTCAGAGTTAACATTTGGTAGTCGTCTCTTTCTGCCTGTCGCACCATAGATAAATCCATTATCCATAATAAACTTACTAGATTGATCGATCCACTGCTTGAGCTTGAAGAACTGTTTAAAGTAATCGTCAATAACTTCTTGAGCCTGACTCTTAGTAAAGGGTTTCCCCGAGTCAGCTGTGACTTGCTGAGATATTTTATTTGCTCCAGCACCATACATAATGCCGAAGGTAACAGCCTTAGCTGCTTGTCGTTGTGTCGGATAGAACTCTGCAATGTCTTCCGCCTCACAAGGCAAATTAAATACTAATTTGGCAATACTGCTGTGGAAATTACCACCAGTCTTAAATACTTCCATTAGGTTCTTGTCATCAGCAAGCACAGCAGCAACATAAACTTCTGCGGTTGTTAAATCCATTGCAACAATCTTATGCCCTGGTGAGGCTTTGATACAGCCTTTGACAATAGGATTGTCTCTAGGGATTTGTTGCATATTCATTTTACCACTAGAAGATAGTCTACCAGATGTTGTGCCGTGCAGGTTGAACCCTGTACGCAGTCTGCTATCCTTATCTAATTGTGGATATATTTTGTCTAAATAGGTATTCTTAATTTTAGACTTCTGCCTAATACTAAGAATGTGTGCAGGTATTTCGTGTTGTTCTGATAGTTCTTTCAACACCTCGGCATCAGTTGAGTCTGCACCTGTGCCAGTCTTTTTGCCTGTAGGCTTTAGCCCGACAAAATCAAACAGTAGTGACCTAAGCTGCACAGTGCTGTTTGGATTAAATTCTTTTTCTTTTACTGTCTCGAAACTCTTAACTGCTGGGAACTCATATAGTTTTGCAACTGCTTCATCTATATTAGTTTGCATTAAGTCTCTGCCTTTCAGTAGCCTTAGCTTGTCGAAAGGTACGCCATTGTCTTGTATATCTGTCAGCATCCTACAGCCAGGTATAAGTATATTCTCATACACGCTGAATAGCTTTGAATTCTTTCTTACTAAAGGATAAAGCTTCTCAAATACTAATAATGTTACTACTGCATCCATCGCTGCATATATCTTCATAACATCAAAAGGAATTGCACTCCATTGAAAGTCAGCTTTAAGTACTCTGTGCTGTTTCTTGTAGTCGTTAATCCAGTCATACATAGGCTTCTCATAGTCGCCGTATGCAGTATGTTCCATAGCTAATTGCTTTAGACCATGACCACCTGGCACTTCGTCTAAACAATAATGTAGTAACATAGTATCCTCGAACCTAGGGAAAGTAAAGTTGAAGTGATACTCGAAGAACGCCAAGTCAAACTTAGCATTGTGAAAGATAATTATCTTCTTGTCGAATAACTCTTGTAGCAGTTGCTCTGCTTTCTCGTCTACACACTCGGTATCTATATAAGCTCCGTGGTCTTTCTCATAAGAAATACTCATACCAAGCATATGCCCATCTCTAGGGTATAGTCCTGATGTTTCGGAGTCAAGCCCTACGTACTTGTTAGGGTGATTGATAGCTGCTTCTAAGAACTTGTGGAACTCTTCTGTGTCCTGAATACCATAACACTTATCTGTATCAAGAGACATTTGTTTTAAGTCTCCATTAATATAGTCTATGATATTTTTCTTACTCTTATCCCACAGAGGTTTAGCTTCTGGTTTGAATGACAACATAGCAGGGTTAATTACTGGTAGAAACTTATCGTCTACACACTTACCACTATACTCAGTTATAGAATTTGCACTAGTATAGAACTTCAGTGCTTCTGATCCTACTACTATTATCCACTCGTACGCATCTATATCTATATCGATATCTACATCTGCTTTAAGTATCTTTTTCTTTGTGTGGTCTGAGCATAGAGCATATCTGTCTATCTCGAAATTATTGTCGAATCTATCCTCCCAGTTAGTTCTACTGGTCTTAGATTCTATTAATGCTATATTTGTCATTGGTGTTCCTTTATTATTATATATATTATATCAAATTCTCAACGCTGTGTCAAGAACTATATAACCTTTTCCTAATGTCTGCTACCTTAATCTCGGGTAGTCCGCCTGGGTCTATGTGATTTCCTAGATTTACATTTCTAGAGGTTAGTCCTACTCTTTCTGCTAACCCTTTTACTTCTTCGGCAGCTGTTTGTCCTGCCTCATCTCCGTCAAACATGATGTCTACACCTTCTATGTTCTGCATTTTTAGTATTGCTAGCTTGTCTGCATCTATGTTTCGTGTTCCGAAACAACAGATTGCATTTGATAAGCCTTTGTCATAAAGATTAATCATGTCAAATATTCCCTCTACTAGAATAACCCTACCTTTGATAGGGCTAACCATAGAAGGATAAAGTGGTAGCTTTGCCTGTGGAGGGTAGATGAGATATTTGGGTATCTCAGTCATGGTCATATGTCGACCGTTGAAAGCTACCACCTTTCCTGTTATATCACGAACGGGAAATACAACTCTTCCGTTGAAATGCGATTCGTGATGCATAAAAGCCTCAAAGTGCTTATATGTTTCTGGTTTGATTCCCCTCCAGTTGCCCACGTATGGGACAAACCCTTTAGGGAAGTCAAAGCCTATACTTGCTGAGCGTTTTTCGTCTATAGATTGTTTCAACTTTTGTCTCTTAATCTCTAGGTAGTTTGCTGCAGCGCCAAAATGTTTGAAGACGTTACCTCTGAAACCACAAGCAAAGCAATTAAATATGCCAGTAACGTTGTCAATACGCATACTAGGATTGCCGTCCTCGTGGTCAGGGTTTAAGCACTTAACTAAAAAGTCTCTTCCTGAAACTTTAAACTCAAGGCGTTGCTCTTGTAATAGTTCATCTACTCTCATACCAATTACTTATCCCCAGTATCACTACTGTTAGTATTGCTGTTAGCAGAAGCACTAGAGCCTCGTCTGTTAACAACATCTCTCTTCCATTTTAGTTCTTCACCGATATCTTCATACTCGGTCATTAGTGTTCCGTCTACATCTTCGGTCTCTTTATAATAAAGTGATTTAAATACTACTTCTTGTGTTTGAAAGTAAATAGCAATAGCTTTACTTCTAAACTCCTTATCAGGCCAAAGATAAAAACAATTATGGTAATCCTCTAAAAATCTATGAATTGTTATATTCACGTTAAAGTCTGGATACTCTTTCTTTAGTTCTGCCACTGCCCTTATTCTTTGACTTCCTGCCAGTGGATACCATTGCTTCATACAAAGCAAAGGATTTTTTATACCATTATCTTTTATACTTAACATAAGTATTTCATTCAATGGTACTCTCATTATATTATCGGCAACCTGAGGTTGACTTAATATAAAGTCTGTAGTTACCTGCCTTACTTCGAAGGGTGGTACTCCTACTAAATTTGCGGACGTGTGCCCTATTCTATCACTTGCCACGGTGGTCTGCTATCCATTGGCTAAAAGCCTGTAATAAAGTTTTAGTTTCGGGTGCTTCTCCTTCTGTCCACTTGCGACCCCCTGGCTTATTCTCCTCGAACTTTCGTACTCCATTGTTATAACAAGTCTCAATAATTCCATCCTGCCCTGAGATGTAAGCAACCTGCTTACCCCATGCTTCTGCTTCTAGTGCTTGTGCTTTTCTTTTCATCATTTGTGTGTGTTCAGTCATTATTTTTGTCCCTCTATAAACTCTGTCCACCTGAAAAAAGCGCCTCTAATAGAACAGTAATACCAACCTGAATACTTGTGCTTATCTATACTGATAGGGCTACTGATGTAGTACTTAGCCCCTTTAATTATTTTAAAAGTCATTTATTTCTTCTCCTGTAGATAGGCTGTCTTTGATTGCTTCTCTTTCTTTAGGATTCATGGTGGACTGCGGGCCTATCTTTAGTGTTTCCCAGTCCATTACACTAGTGAATCCTTCCATCTTGGCACTTCTCATTTTAGTACAGTTAAAAGTAATGGCTTCATCTTCTGGAGACCACGTTTCTAATGTAAAGGCGGCATCTGCTGCATCGAGAATACCTTTTGCAAACCTTGCCTCACCTGTATTATCGGTTTGGTAAGGAGCAAACACAGGAATCTCATACTCCTGTGCAATACTTTTCAGAGTCTTACTGACTTCTATCTGCTCTGTCCAGTCATATTGTCCACTCTTTGAGGGAACATTGGAGCGTTTAACTTGATTTAGATAATCAACTACTATTACTCCATAATTTGATTGAGATACTTTACTCTCTAGTTCTTGTCGTATTCTAGAAAGGCTAAGTACTGGGTCATACACTACATCAATCTGTCTATCTCTATGTAAAGGTCTTGTCTGTAGTTTTTTGTGAAACGCGTCAAAGTCTCGTGTTTGTTTGAAGTCTGGTATTAATAACTCTCCGCCTTCAAATCTTCCTGCCCACCAGTTTGCTACTCTATCCCACTCAACAGTTGTTAAGTTTCGTGTAGCTAATCTAGAGATAGGAATACGTGCGCCTAATGCACACATTCTTTGTAAAATGGAACGACTATCCATTTCTATTGTAAAGTACATAGCACTCTTTCCTTGCTCATAAACATTGTTTGCAATGTTACAACAAGTAATAGACTTACCAGCACCTCTACGACCACCGACTAGTATTAAATCTCTAGGAGAGAATTTAAGTGCTTGGTCATACTCATCATTGAGTCCTAGCGGTAGATATTTTTCAAGGTCTTTTTCTGAATCAAACAAAGGTATTGTTTGCATACTTTCTTCTGGAGCTTTAAGGTCGACTCTTTCTCCTACGTCTAAAACAATCTGTTGGATTGCTTCTACGTTCTCTTCTGCTGAAGATATTGCTACGGTTTTATCAATAAACTTATCTAGTTCACCTAGTATTTCTACTTGTGTATACTCATTTTTGAGATACTCAAGCAGCACCCACGCGTCGATATCGACCTCGACAGCTTCGATTGCGAATACTTTTTCTTGTAGCTTCCTATCGCGAATGGATAGTTTAAGATCATCAAAAGAGGGGAGAGCACTGAAATTTTTAATGTGAGTATCTATGACCTTGTGTAAGGACTGATACTCGGCACTAAGATAATTAACTCTAAGGTTTCCCCATGAATCAAAATCTTCTTGCGTAATAATTTGCTTCAACAGAGCTGAAGTTAAGTTCAATGTCTACCCTCCCAGATAAAAAAGAGCAGGAGATGATTCTCCCGCTCAGAATTTGAAGGAACTGGGAACCCGCGAGGGGAACCCTGTCCTTACAGAAAAGAATTAGCTAGAAGCTTTTTCTTTCCTTGCAGCGCCATCATAATCAGCACAAGTTAAACCACGTCTTGTCAACATAGTTTTTACGCCTCTTACAGTTTTGCCAATTTCGTCAGCGATAGCTTCAACAGTCATGCTGTCAATATCACCAACTTCAGCTAAAGGATCAGCTTTGCTAGAACCTTTAGTTTCTTTTTGCTTAGGAATAGCGTTAATATCGCCACTTCTTAGCAGGCTGAGTGCCTTTCCTCTGATAGAGTTAACAGATTTGCCTAGGGCTTCTGCGATTTCTTCAACAAAAGACCCACCATTTACCATAGTAGTAAATGTAGCTTCCTCTTCGGGAGAGTAAGTTCTAACAGCTTCAGGCTTTTCAGCAGGTTTTACATGACCAGTTAATTCCATTGATAGAATTTTGCCCTGTATTGATTTAGCAGAGAAATGCCCATCTTCGAAAGATGATGCGATGTCTGCATATGTGTATTGTCCTGAGTTATCAGATACAAATTGTGATAAAGTAGCTTCTTGGTCTTCAGAGAATGTTCTATTCGATACTGAAGATGCAAGTTCTACGTCGTGACCCATTTTTCTAAGCTTAGACGAGACACTTCTTGTTGAAGTTTCTAGTTCTACGGCTGCGTCAGCAACCATTGCTTGAGAAATAGGTGATGTGTTTCCAACGAAGTCAACTAGTTGAGTAGTTCTTTCGTCTGTCCATTTTGGTAATGCCATTTTGGTTTCCTATATTTCTTTTAAGTTTGTTATTATAATTACGCCCTTGTCTCGGGCTGCCTGTGTTTTAGCGGATTCGATACCACTTTCGTTTACTAAGATTGTAACATCTTTAGTCAAACTGCTTTTAACAAGATAGCCCATTGTTTCTAAATATTGTGTTGCGGCTGCTTTTGTTTTATAGCTTGTGAGTTTTCCTGTTATACAAACAACACCTTTGTCTGTGGCTGTCTTAGGTACTAATAGTTCCTTTTGTTTCCAACTGAAGGGTAGTCTGTCATATCCATTGGTAAATTCTTCGATTAACCAATCTAGTAAATTCTCTGTCGCAGTCGGTCCTAGTCCAGCTTCTTCGCATGTCTCTTCGTTAATTTCATTGATGTGTTTAACTACTGAGCATATTTTGCGAGAGGCTGTATTCCCGATTAACTTTATAGAGAAAGCTGGAAGGAGTTCAACTAAGTCGACTTCCTTACTAGCTTGTATTTCTCTTGTGAGTTTTACTGCTAATTTCTCGGATTGCAAAGCTTCTATCATTATTTCTAGGGGAAGCTCGTATAAATCATGCAAGTCATTGACCTGAAGTTTTTCTACTGTGCGAGGTCCGAGACCTCTAATCTTAAGAGTCTTTGCAAAATGCTCGATCTTTTTACTAGTCTTACCACTACAAGTAGCGTTATGACAAAAGATCTGATCTTTCTCCCACACAAGGTCTAACATACATGCTGGACAATTTGTTGGCGGGATAATTTGCTTCATTTGTTTTCTCTTAATTTCTATTTATATATTATATCAAAATTCAGGTTCTATGTCAAGATTTATTTTTCGGAAAGTCCTGAAGAATGAGGGAATCAATTTTGAAACACTCAGTGTGACCTCCAAACTTAAACATAGGAGCGTATTTATCTTGCTTATACATTTCATGTAGGTACAGTTCATGTGCCCACACATTATAAAGTGTGCTGCTCCAGACCTTCTGAATACGGATATCGTATCCTCTGAAACCCCTGCTACGCTTTATAATATGTCGCCAATCTTTTCCACTGGCTATTCCGACCTTAATGCACTCTCTAGCAAATGTCTTAGTGTTTACTAATACTATGCCGTAGAGAACTCCATCCCTGTCTTTCTCATCAGGGTTGTTCTCGAAGTATGTTTCGTTGTATATTCCTTTACTAGACAAGATAACCTAGCAAATTTCTAAGAAGAAGAAGTAATCCCGCTCCGTTTAATAATATTAAGGCTCTATCATTCCATAGAACAGCAACTATTAACCAAAGAAATACACCTACTGATGATAAGCTCAAGTCTAGAAACTGCCACCCCTCTAATCCTCTTAGAGACATGGCACTCACTATAAAGACACTTGCCACCCATTTAATATACCAGTCTAGGGTATACTTAGGTGTTGCAGATTTAAAAATTCTTGTTGAGTTTTTTAACTCATTCTCATTGTATTTCATTAATCCGCCCTTGATACGATTCGGGGTATAATTTCCCCACTTCTTATCACTTCGACCAGACAACCTATTTCTAAGTTGAGGTCATTGATGTAACGCATGTTATGTAGAGTTGCTCTACTAACAGTAGCACCATCAATTTCAATAGGCTCTAAAATAGCTACAGGAGCAACCACCCCTGACTTGCCAACATTCCATAGTACATCAACTAGTTTAGTTATAACTCCTTCATTACGCTGCTTGAGCGCATATGCACCTCGGGGGTGCTTAGAGGTATAGCCTAGAGATTTGAAATCCTCATAGCTGTCTACACGAAATACAAGTCCATCATCGGGATAAGTAGTCCAGTCATTAGACAGAACTGTATCAAATCCAAAATCAAGAAGATACTCCATATCCTTACTCCAACACTCATTCCACGATTCCTGTACTCCATAAGCTATGAAGCGCAAGTCTCTGTTGCCGAATTCTTGTGTATCTTTAAGGTTGAGAGCACCCGCAGCGTAGTTCCGAGCGTTTTTGATAGTCTTAGGAGCAACTACTTCTCCAGTAATCTGAAGCAATGCACCCTTATACTCGCCTAATGAATTAGGTACTAGAGACTTCATGTTGTCCGTGATATCCAGACCACGTTTACCATCTCCACGAGTAAGGGCTTTGTGTAGTTGTCCCTCAACATAGAGCAAAGATACAGCAGCACCATCTAACTTAGGAGAAACAATAGTCGCTCCCTTATAATTGCCGAAGGGCTGCTTATCTAGCTCGTTTGAAAATATCTTCTGTAACGAGTACATCTGAAACGCATGAGGAATTCTGTTGTCTCTGTTAAAGAAGCCAACTTCGTCATACTGAGCATATACAGCTAACTTATCAAATTGTTCATCTGACATCGTAGGTTTACCATTATAGTAATCTTCGGCTGCTTGCTGTAATACTGCTTTTATATTTTCCATTTATATATTATATCAAAAATCACAGGCAAAGTCAAGAACTAAATTCACGTTAGGTAAATTTCGTCCAAAATATCCTTGAAGTGTGTCTCTAAAATACTTTTACTCTCCGCTAGTGATAATATTTCAACTAGTCCCTCAAATAACCCTCGCGAGTTATTAAAGTCTAGCTTCATTGCTACTCCGTCCTTTGTTGGTTTGAAGTCACCATCAAAGTCGAGGTAATACTTTCTTAGATGCAGATATTCTGTATCATAAAAAGTATTTATAGTTAATTTAACTTGCTCCGTCCCCTCTTCATTTTGAGATATAATTTTTTCATATAACTCAGGGGCTTCGTGCAGCTTCATCGTTTGTTCCTAAGTATAGAACTCAAAGGTTGTATACTAGTTACATTCTTAGGTTGCAACAGGCGATAACTATCAGTATCCCAACAAAACAGTAAAACTGAATCGGGGGTTTCCTTAGCACGATTTTTCTTGCTTTGGATATACTTGTTATCGAAGTCTAGGGTACAAACATTATACTTAAGTTTTCTACTGTTTGTTGACCTATAGGTTATGATTGCGTCTCCGCAATCTGATACAGTTCTTAAGAACTCATCTTTTTTCACTATAATACTCCATTACTATTAAGAAAACTCTTTCTTTTCTAGTAATGGTATGGTATTATTTAGTGGGTTTTAGCCCTTGTTTAATGCTGTTAGAACACCTGTGAAGTATACAGAAGCTTTGCCAGTCAATTTATCGATAATATCTGCATCGATTTCTTGTCCTGCGTCAGTTAAAGCACTTGTTAGTGCTGCAGCTGCGTCAGCTTTTGATACTCTTGCACTACCTGTTGATCCGCTAGATTTAGCAGCTCCAGTAGCAGGTGACTTTTTGACATAAACGCCAGCTTTAGTAAGTATCATTCTAACTCCATTAGGTGATTCACCTAATTCGTCTGCAATATACTTTACAATTTCCATGCTAGTCTCTGGTGTTGGTTCACCTTCTTCATACATTTCTACTGCCTGTGCTTTTGATTCATCTGTCCAAGCCATTCTTCTTCTCCGTTTGTTTTTGAGGTACTCGGGCATGCCGTGGCACCAGCCCGTTGCGTCTCTCATTTGGTTATAATATCTGTCACTCATTAATATATATTATACAGAAAAATGAGTGCGTTGTCAAGAATTATTTTTTGTTTCCTAGTAGTTAAGGTTGAGAATATAATCCAGTTTCTCCTGTGCGGTAGCTGCTTTTTCTACTTGCTCATCTATCGCGCTAATAATATCAGAGTGTTCTCCAATACCAGCGGGATTTAGCAAATACACTTTGATGTTAGCGTTTGCTGCCGCTACGTCGCCTTTATACTTTAAAGTTAAAGCCTCTCTAATTACTCCGTTCATTCAGTCCTCCCTAATATGGCATGCACATAGGCTATAACAAAATTATCTCTATACCCATCATGTATGACAATCTGCCACACAAACGGAGTAATAAAAAATATTGTTACAGCATATATAAATGCGTGTAATTTATTAAATTTATTTATTAATTCGTCTTCTTCAGTTAACTGCCTGATATACCTGTAGGTACGACCTACAACTAGTATCCATGTAGCTAACCATAGAGACACTAAAAGTGTCCATAGTTCCATTCTTTACTCCTTATGCTTAAATATTTATTTCGTACTTATTTAAGTGTCTTAAACTACCTAAGTCATATGAGCATTGGTGGGCATGGTAGCCACCTTCTTTGATGTGACCAAAATACTCTGTATCAAAGTCTGTTAATTCTATCACATAAATATGATATACCTTGCAATCATAGCGAGGGTCAAATGCACCTTTCACTATTCTTGCAGGTAAGTCGTATCTAGCACTCCATACTTTTTCGCCTATATCGAAATCATCTGATACACACTGGTCTGGTAAATAGCCAACTTTCGCTCCGTTACCGCTTTCGGTACTGGGTCTTTTCTCGGGGACTCCTACTCTATCTAACAAATTGCGAACAAATGTAGTAGAACGATACAAAGCCTGAGCTATGCTAGATACGGGTTGTTCGTTCAAGAACATTTCTATCGCTTGTTTTGTTTCGTAGTCTGTCGCCTTCTTACCCCTGTTTTGAGCCTTCCTGACTTCCCTAAACTTCATGGTGTCATCAAAATCTGTCATAATACTATTAAGTCTAGTAGTATTATAGGTGATGTTAAGCATGTTACAAGCTTCTTTCTTTGTAATTGGATTATCTTGGTTAAGACACTCCAATACTCTCTTTAGATTGGCATCATCAAGTTTTTCATGGGATTTTTTTCTAATTGTTTTCATCTCGACTCCCTAATAAAATAATAGTATAATGCATAATCTTTAGCAGGTCTAAATCATTCTTACCTGCTTTCTTTCCATAGCGTTTTGCATACTTGATAATGTTACCCATGCAAAAGCCCTCGCCCATACCTGAGTCTATAATAAACTCGGTGGCTTGAATTTTATCTGTACTGTAGTGCTGGTCATACGTTCCGTCTATATAGACTTTCAACTTCTTTAGAACTTCGTCTTCGTTGAATTTATAATTTACTTCACTACTGTTAGTTTTCTTACTAAATATCCCCATCTGCTCTCACTTCCGAGCGGGCAGCTTCAAAGCCGTCTGGGTATCTCGCTTCTAGTTTCTTGATGTTTTCTTCCATCACTTCTTGAGGAGTATAGCCTAGTGCTGAGCAACCTTGTACCCAATACCATAATACATCTCCTAACTCTCTTTTTAAATGGAATCGTTCATCTTCGTTGTATTCTTTTCCTTGAAAAATAATCTTTTTGATTACTTCGGAGAACTCTCCTGACTCAGCTTGCATGCCAATGGATGCTGTGAGTAGCTGTGAAAATTCTATGTTATGTTCTGTGTGTAGCCCTGTTAGTCGATCGACTAATACCTCTGTGTGCAGGCTCTCTTTGGAGGTTGTGCTAACTACGAAGTTTGCGTAGTCATTAAATTGTTTTTGTTCTTGTACTGTCATCTGTCTGTCCTTAATGTGTCTGGTTATTGTTCTGATACCACCTGGCTAGCCAAGTGTCTATTTCTAATTCTGTCCAATGCTCTGGAAAGTATACTGATATTCTAGGCTGTTCTTGTAATTCTATTCTCATAGTCTGCGTAGTCCTCATTCCACCAATGTGGTTTATCTCTGTACTTCCA